TAAGACCTTGATATTTTTGTAATTCTCGTTGAGGGATTAATTTTAATAGTATAGGTAAAACATCTTGAGAATTAATAGATACAGAAGTATTATTAATAGTAGCATTCATACTAACGATGGATTGATTAAGGGGGAAAGCTTGAAAAGCATCATTTAAACCATATTTCATAACAATATCATCTTTTATAGTAGCTCCTGTTGTAGCATAGGTAAATTCATAAGTAGCACTTATTAATATATTTCTATCTAAAATGGTGTTCTCACTTGGAACATTTACATTAAAAGAGATTTGGGAAGTGCTGGTAGATGTAGCATTAAAAGTTTGATATGTATTTTGAGAAGCACCAGAATAAACACCATAAGAAACATTATCAGTAATATCCGCAATGCGACTATCTTTAACGAGATAAGGACTAAAATCACTTGACATTAATATTTATTTTATAATTAAGAATGAGAAAAAAAATAAAGATTATAAAATAATTATTTTAAAAGTTTTTTCTTTTCAAATAATAATTTAATTGATGCTTTACCGCCAGACCATAGATAAAATGGTTGTAATTTACCAAATCTATCACGCCACCAAACTTTAACATCTACATTAGTAATAGCACGATTAGAAGCAAGGGCAATTCGTCTATATTCAGCACTTGGAGCATATAATAGATTTGGTTTATAACTAAAATCATCATTATTAGCCATATCAGTAATAATTTGAGCGGTTAATCCATTTTGATTAGCATCACTAACTAATTGATTATTAAGAAATGATAAAGGAGCACTTAAAAAATTAGGGACAATAGGCAATTGAGTAGTTGTAAATAAAATAGATGTAATAGGGCAAAAATTAGATATTGTGGGATATTCTTGATGTAATTCAATCATAACTTTATTAGAACCAACAAACGATTTTTGAATTAAATTATAACCATTTTCAGTATCCATTCTTATAAGATAGTTTTTATTTCGTGTATCAGTTATTGAATATCTAAACATAGGAAAAGAATTAAATAAACCAAATAAAGAACGATTAAACCATATACGAATATGAGAAGTATTATTAATATTAAAATGGTCTCTCTCAGCAACAATAGCAAATGTTTTTGTAGTTTCATTAAAATACATAAAAGGAGTTTCAGCACTATTTATAGGAGCACCGACCGCAGTTTTTAAAGCAGTCATAGCAGTAGATAAAGCAGTATTAATAATATTTACAACATTAAGAAATGAATAACCATAATAATAAATACTATCACTTTGAAAACCATTTGAATTAGCATTAGGGGCAGGAGGTGGAGAAACTTCTTTATGGACTGGCGTCCAAATTAAATAAACTGGATTTGTATTTGTTTCAACACCACTATTCATATAAGTTAATGTTATTGAATGTATCATTAAATCTCTGTCAGCTTGATTTGGTTGAATTTGTGCGATATATGAGGGTAAAGATGGTGTATCTAATTGAAATCTAACAATACTCATATTATAATTTTCAGGATTAGAAATAATAGGAGAATTTCTTGTTTCTTTAAATTCTAATTGTGGCGGTTCTTCGGTCGTAGATTGATAATTATTATAAGTCATATCATAATAAACATATTCATAATCACTACTACTCATTTTAATCTTTTATATTATAATAATAATATAATTATAATGGAAAAGTATATTTTAAAGGAATTAAGTTTAACCGAATATGAAATAATAGGGAGTTATGATGACCCTAATATTAATAATAATGTTATTAGTGATATTGACGCACAAAATAAAATAATATATGATGATAATGATATAGAAATTTATAAAAGGATATTAGAACATTTTAAAGAAGTTTTTAAAAAATTCAAAGATAATAAAAGAATTGTTATAACAGATTTTAAATGTGGAATTGGTAAAGCAGGGAAGCCTTATAGATGGAAATATAAAGACATTCAAAGAGGTTATTTATATGATGATAATGATGAGAAGATTTATTTTATAGACCAATTACAAAAACAATCAATAATTAAAATAGATATATTAACATATATAAAATCTCAATTTATAGAAATTACAATGAATTATTATTTTAATTTTGGAGATATTGATAAATCATATCAATCATATACATTTGAAGATATTTTAACATCAATAAAAAAAGATATTATTGAATTAAGGGAAGAAGGCAATTTTTATAAATCATTAAAAAGATTAAATTCTTATAATCGTCTAAAAAATAAATCAAATAAAAATTTACTAAAAATTATAAATTCTAATTTTGGAATACTTTCACGAAATAAAACATTATTAGAAGGGTTATTATATGCTATGGAAAATAAAAGTAAATTTAATAAAGAAGATATAAAATCTGCTAATCCTAATAATTTAACAAAAGAAGAAATTAAAAATAAAATAGATGATATTGATAAAGAAATAAACAGCGAAGAATTAATAAAAATTATAGATAAATATAAATTATTTTAGTCTTCTCTATTTACAACATAACCGCCCTTATCATATAGAACAATTAAAGGGAAACTTTTAAGAATTGAGACCCACCGAGATTTAGTGCCTATTTTTCTAACTTTTTTAATATCATCTTTATCAAAACCAAATAAATTTTCTAATAAATATTGTGATGTTCTTTTGCCTAATGTATTAGGGAATATGGTGAGAGAATGTGTTTCATTTAATATTGTTTTTGTGTCATTACCTTTATTACATAAATGACTTGTATAAATAAAACTTGTTTTAGTATGCCTACCAGTCTCCATAATAAGATTTGAAATATCTTGTAATTTCTTTTTCATAAATTTATTTGTTATACAATCAGTATCATCAAATATAACTAAACAATTTTTAAAATCTTCAATAGTGAAAAAAGTATTTAAAAAATTATCATCTAAATTAACTCTTTTAACATAAGTTAATTTATCTAATGTAGGGTCATCATTTAAACTTGAAAATAGATATATTGGATTTTTAGGATATGCCAGTCTATATTGTTTAATATATTCACGAGTGTAATAACTCTTACCAGAACCAGAAGCACCAGTAATATATAATATACTTCTTTCAGTTTTCTTATTTGGTATTTGTTGAATAACTTCATCAGGGTCATCTATAATAATTTCTTCTAAATAATTATTAACTAATTTTTTATCATTTTCATTATAAATATCTCTATTTTTGCTTGGGTCTCGTTTATTAATAATTGAAGCTATAACTTTGCCTTTATTTTCTAAATTCATCAAAGTTTTAATATATATAATAATTAGATTTTTTTATTAATTATTTTCTAAATATTAAATAGAAATGACAGAAACAATAAAAACATATTGGGGTTTAAATGAGACAGAAATAAATAAATTATTTAGATTAACTGATAAATATAAAGACTTCCCAAATGTGTTTTTATCATTAGAGGTATTTTTACAACCAGAAGAAGATTATAATTATTTCAATGATAAAATAAAAATAAATTATCCAGATTTTAATGAAGATAAATTATTTTCATTAAATGGATTAATAATTAATTTTAAAGAACAGAATGAATATAATGAATATAATGAATTTTTAAACAGCACTAACAACCCAATTCCCTAAAGTTGAATTATTCATCGGTGTAAAACTTACAACATTATTCGCACCAATTCTAAAAGCTTTTTGAGATAAATTATAAATAATATTAGATGCTGTTATATATGGTGCTATTGTAGAAGTATTATTAGTTTTATATCTTACCCAGGTATATTGCATTACATTATTTCTTCTAAAAATTAATTTAAATTCTGTTCCTGTTGCGTGTGGTAATATCCAAATATTTGCAGCTTGTCCTGCGGGGTCTGTTGCGTTATTAGTTGTTATAGTTATACCATCAATAATATAATTATTAGCAAAACCAATAAAATAATCACCAGCAGCAGCACTATCCATTAACATATTATTATCGCCAGCATCTCCTGAATTATCTTTAATTAAATAATTATAACATCCATCATTAGCCATATTGCCTAAATAAAACCGACCGCCACACCATCTCAAATTGGCATTATTAGCATTCGCACCGAAAAAAACATTATTACAAATTTGATTATTATAATTTAGAGTTCCTGCCGATTGCATCTCGTATATTGTATATGCTGTGGTTGCTACACTTTTAAAAACATTATCATTTATTATAGTATTATTCATTCCATCAATTCCTAATTCAATTTGATTATTATGAGCGAATGTATTACCTATCATAACTAATCCTTTAACTTTTTCTAAATAAACACCATAATGAAGAGTTGCACCAACAGCATTAACAGCCTCTGTTAAATTGTCAGGTCCATTATTAGCCCAAATTTTACAATTATTAATACCCAAATTTAATTGTGTGCTTCTAACAAAAATGCCACACGCTCTATTATGATTAAAAGTAGAACCATTAATTAATGAATGATCTAAATTGCCACCAGAAATACTATCAATAAAACAACCAATACGACAATTTAAAGCCATACATCCTGTTATAGTATTATTGCCGCCTTCTATTAAAAAACCAGTTCCTAATAAATCACTTATTTTTGTGTCCAATATTTCAACATATTGCGTTGATGTTGGTAGATATATACCTACAGTACCTAAATTTAAACCATCAACCATACAATTAGAAACAGAACTCGTATTATATCCAACATATTGACTAATTAAATATATACCATATTTAAACGCTCCTATAACTTTAATATTTTTTATAGAAAAATTAGCCCCATCAATTAAACATCCATACATTAACCCGATTTTAGTTGGTGATGCTCCAGAAGATGTAGTAGTAAATATTAAACTACCGACCACCGCTTGAAGTCTTGGACAATCGCTAAAATACATAGCTGTCGTTGCTAATTGAGTAACAATAATTTCAGCATTATCGCTAATAACTAATAAATCAGTTTTATTTGAAATAAATATAGTATTATTTATTAAATATTTACCACTTGGAAAATATAATATGCCTCTTGCTGCTGGAACTGCTGCAATAGCATTATTTATAGATGTTGTATCATTAATAACACCATCACCGATAGCTCCATAATCTTTAATATTAATAACATTATAACTATTATTCATTTTTGTGGTTAATACAGCAACTGATGCGGTTAATGCTGATATATCACCTATTGCATTTACTTTAGTATTAAGCCTATCAATACAAATCATTTCATAAGAACAATTAATATCAATACCCTCTATTGCTGTTAAATCATTTGTTGTTGTCATTATATATTTAATAATAAGAATAAAAATAAATAATCATTTTAAATATTATAAATTAAGATTTCTATATATATTAAAAGATTTCTATTATATATATTAATCTTAGATTTTTAATAGATTTATTAATAATTTAATTAGATTTTATATATAATATATAGAAATTTTAAAATTTCTTTTAGATTTAATATATATTGATATTGATTTCTATTAGATTTATTAATAATTATATTCTAATTAGATTTATAATTATTAAATTAAGATTTTTATATTAATATTATTTCGTGAAAGTATTTTAAGGGGTTAAAGATGCTACAACTATATCCGCATCCATATCATATTTATCTTTTAACTCTTCTATAAATATTATGAATTCAATTAAATTCATACCATAAAATTTCATCATTATTATTCTTAATAAACACCATCTGCCGCAGGTATTAACATTTTTTTTATTTGATTGAAATCTTTTTTTATTATAAATAATTTCATATTTATCTTTACCAGTATCCAATAATTTATCTAAATCATTTTTCTCTTGTCCCAATAATCTATTCATTATAGAACTAATAAAATTTAGGTCGCTTCCCATTTTCATACCATAAGAATTAAAATATTCTATTACTGGTTTATCTTCAATTTTATATTTTAGGATACATACCCAATGCCCTGAATTTAATTCACTTTCAATTAATATAATTCTATAATCATTATAATCTGGTATTAATTCTTCTATATCTTTATAATTATTAATATCACTATATTTAATTATTTTATTATTTACATCATCGCCTAAATATCTTCTTAAATCTTCATCTCCTATCATTTCCGTTATTCTTCTTTTCATTTCTTCCTTTGGTATTTTATTAGCGTTAATCATAGAATAATCCATTTTATTATTATAATAATAATAATGAAAAAAATAAATTTTATTTATAAGCAATTATAAATTTTGTTCCGTCTTCTATTCCTTTAATAGTTTTATACCTATTAAATCCCTTATTTTCTAATATTAATGGTTCAATCTGTCTAAATCTATAATAATTATCACTTTCATCAATTTTATCAGCTTTATATTTATTTTTCAAAATATATAAAATAGCATCAATTAAATCATAATTATTCTTATCTATTAGCACTGATTGGATTATATGCGTTTTATTATCCATTATTATAATGATAAGATTATTTTATCTTCTTCTTTTAAAAATGTCATTTTTAGTTCTATAATTAAGTTCTATAGTTCCTTTACTATTACTATTATATTCTAACTCTTGTTTTATTTCTTTTATTTTCTTTTCGTGAGTGCTTAATGCTCTTGGTTTATATTTAGAAGTATCTATTTTATTAAGTTCTTCTAATTTGTTATTTAATTCTTTTTCTTCATTTAGTAATTTAATATATTTAGGGTCTTCTTTATATTTTAGATATTCTATTTTTGCTTTTTTAATTCTTTCTTCTTCTGCTTTTTCTTTATCTGCTTTTGCTTTTGCTTGTGCTACTTCTCTAATAAATGCTTCTGTATAACTCTTAAATTGATTATTTAATTCGTTTTCTTTATCATTTATATAATCATCTATTTTATCTTTCTTTTTATCTTTATTTAATGTTTTATCACTATTAATTCTATTTTTGTAAAATATTATATCTTCATTAATATTTTTTATATATTCTTCTATTCCTTTATCATATTCTGCTTGAAGTTTAGTTTTATCAAAAGAAATAAATTTTTCTATATCCTTACTATATCTATTATCATATCTAACATCTTTAATTCTTTTAGGTATTTTTATTTCTTCTTGAATAATACTTTCTTTTATTTTATCGTCTAATTCCTTTTTCTTTGCTTCAATTTCTGCTTTGGTTTCTTTCTTCTTTTTAACAACTTTTTCAGGTTGTATTTCATTATCTTCTTCATTTTCTTCTATGCCTTCACTACTTTTCTTTTTTCTTGGTTTCTTTTCTTTCATATCTTTATTCATTTTTTCAGTTCTTAATTCTTGTTGTCTCGTTATTCGGTCTTTGGTATCATAAATAGCATTATTAGGTTTAGATAAATCCATAAAATAAGATGATAATTTTTTAATAATTATATATACCATTCCATAATTTGTTTCCATCTCTTTCGCCAATCCTTTATCTTTCTTAAATCCAGTTTCCAGAGGTTCAATAATTACATTATTCTCATCAACTTTTTTAATTTCATCTAAATAAGTATTAAAATTTTTAAAATGTTGTGTTTGGTCTCGTTGAAATCGTGATGATATTATAAATGCTAATATTCCGTCATCGTTTAACATATTATAAGCCTTTTCAATAAAATCAATATCATATAGAGTTTTCTCTTTTCCTTTAATTGTAGTTCTTAAATTAAATGGAGGATTACCTATAATATAATCATAATTATATTTACTGACATAATTTAAAAAATCATTATTATACCAATAAACATTGTCTAAATCCTCGTAAAGAACTTTTCCAACTTGATAAAAAACCTTATTTAATTCATTACAATCTATCATAAAATTTTGTTTATTATTTAATTCCATTAATCCAGCCACCATATTACCTATACCAGCTGTGCCTTCTAATATTTTTATTTTATCTTTATTATTTCTTTTAATTCCGCTCAATTCTATTAAATTTCTTACTTGGTCTAATGGTGTAAAATTTGCTTGAAATGTTGTAATCATAGTTTTATCAATTCCAAATTTTTCAAATATCTTATCTAATGATGCGTCTTTACTTAATAATTGTCTTATATCATCTTCTAAATCTGGGTAATCGGTAAAATCTGCTATATCTTGTAAATCTGGATTTCGTGAGGTTTTATAATTAGTATCATCTGTAAATCTTTTAATTTTATTATTTGTCTCACTTACCACACCTTGATAAAATTCTCTATATAAATTTCTTTTTAATTCTATCATTTGTTTATTAGTTGGTAATTTTCCATTAGCTCGTTGAAAGTCTAATAAAGCCTCATTATAAATTTTTATAAATTCACTATTTTCATTATTATTAACTTCTTCAAATGATGGCAATTTTAATATTCTTCCTTCAAAGTCATTTATTTCTCCCTGTTTATTAAACATACGATTATATAAATTTATATCTCTTGAACCAAAATCAATATGAAATGGTGATTTTAATTCACCTTTTTCATTTTTTTCAAATTTTAAAGTTTTAATATCATTATTCATTATTTCTTCTGCCATTTGTCCCCATTCTTTAGGATTATTATAAAAATGTTTTTCTTGTGTTTTATCTGCGTGAGATGCTACACATAATAAATAAACATCTATTTTAGATTTAAAACCCTTTTTATGACTATTTAATCTAATACCTCTCGCAATAACCTGTTCTAAAATAGCATAATTCCAATAAGGATTATAAACAATAAAATTATCAGTTTCTTTAAAAGATATACCTTCTTTTATTGCTAATGAAAATAATAATATTTTAACTTCATCTCGGTTATATCTTCCTACAGCCTCCATTTTCTCCTCTTGTGATAATTCACCAGTTATAACAACAAAATCCATTTTCATATATTCTAATGTCTTTGTTAATGGTTTTAATGAGCGGTCTAAAAATTGAGCGAAAATTAAAGTCTTTTCACCTTCGTGTTGTTTTAAAAATTGAATTATCCACATTATTTTTTCTTCTGCTCCCAATGTTCTCGTGTTAATAAAATAAGGGTCTTTATCAATTTTTTTACCTGTATGAATAGAAGGCATATTAATCATCTCAAAATAATAAAATACGCTTGGCATTTTCTTTTTTTCATCTCCACTAATTCTATAAAATGATACTAAACCTTCATAATAATCTTTAAATGCGTCTTCATTTGTCATAATAGTATTATATTCATCTTTATCTAATTTTAATAATGGTCTTTTATTATAGCCAATAGAAATAATAGGTTCTAAATCCTGACTTGAATTAACAAATAGCGTTCCAGTCATAAATATTTTTCTAATAAAATTATGTGAATTATCTAATAATTGTTCTGCTAATACTGAACCAACCAAAGAATAATTTCCTGATGGTTTCCATTTTCTCGCACTAACTTTTATATTAATTTCTTGTGTGTATAGATTACGAAGATTATGAATTTCATCAACAATTAATAATGAATTATCTTTAAAATCATATTTAGTTCGTAATAATTGAGCGTATGATATAAAATTATAAATATTATTACCTTCATCATCTTTTATTGTTGGGTCTATGCCAAATTTAAACATCTCTAAAATGGTATTTAATACCAGAGATGAAGGCATAAGAAAATAAACATAAGATTTAATATTTAATCTTATATATTCTTCGGCAGCCGTAATTGCGATAAGAGTTTTTCCAGTTCCAACACCATAATACATAATAACGAGTTCTTGTGCTGATACGCTCCAATCTTTAATAAATCTTTGTTGATGAGGTCTATAATTATCAATATTTTTATCAAACGCACTAAATAAGGGGTCATATTCATATAATGCTTTATCAATTATAAAATTACCCTCTTCATCTTTCTTTCGTTTTTCTTCGTCTGGATGGTATAAAAGACCCTCATCATATTTATTAAAGAACCTATAAAGATTTAGAAGATTAAAAACCTCTATATCTTTTTGAACCATTAATTCCCCTTTTTTTTCTGCTAATGCTCCCTCTAAAGCTCTATTAGCTTTTCTTTTCTCATCTAATGCTTTTTCTAATTTTTTATTTTGTTCTGTTTGTAATGCTTCCAATGCTATAATTTTATTAATTAATTCTTCTTGTGATAAGTTTCTAATGTCTTCATATTCTTTCATAATTTCCTTTTTATTATTTTTTATAGTATCTATAACACTATTAGCCTCTTTAGCCCCTCCGGTATAATTACCGCATAAGCAATTCTTAATCTGGTTATAATAACTCATATTTATTATATTAATATATAAATAAAATAATATGAATAAATTATATTATAATTATAATGATAAAGATAAATTAGGTTTATTATTAACTATTAGCAATCCTAAAGAGGTAATTAAAAAAGCTAAAGAATATTTAGGGGATGATGTAGAAATATTTATGAGTAGTCATAAAAATAAAAAATATATGGTTCTAAATCCTGAAACGGATAAAATGGTTCATTTTGGTTCATTTAAACCACCGATGGAGGATTATACATTTCATAAGGATAATGACAGACGCAATAATTATTTAGCAAGAGCAACAAAAATAAAAGGTAATTGGCGAAATAATAAATATAGTCCTAATAATTTATCTATAAATTTATTATGGTAATATTTAATAGATTTAATGAATATTATGATAAATCCTCTATTTTTAGAATATATTCCAGAGGATAAAAAAGATGAAATTTATTATAATATGATTGTTGATATTTATTATTTCTATAATGATGTTAAACCTAATGAAAATAAAAGAATTATATTATTAGATGGTAATAAATATAATCTAACTAAAGAAAATTTAAAATTAGTTAATATTTAAGCATTCTTTGGTGTTGGTTTAGTTTTCTTTTTAATATAATTATTCTTTGCGGTGTCGGTTGATGTTCCCATTGCTTCCGTATCTTCTTTTAATTCTTTTTCTATATCACTATATTTATTAGTTAAATAAGAGCGTCTTAATGCGGATGAACCTATTTTATCACCAAATATTCTATTTAATATTATTGTTATAGCATTATTACTAATGAGGGGTTTATTTGTTCTCAAATTAGTTAAAATAAAATCATTATCATTTATATCATTCTTTTTTATATAATCATTAATAATTAATTTTAATTCTGGTGGGACTTCTATAATTTGTTGGTTATATGTTCCCTTTGTTTTATAGTTATTAAAATAAAATTTATAACCATCATAATAATTAAATTCTTTTGATAATTCTTCTTTATAATTATTAGTATATTTCATTAAAGCGTAATCTCGGTTTCTTCGTGCTGGTATAAGATAATATAAACTTAAAATAAGATAATCTTGATAAGATTGTTTTGATTGGTCTTTATTTTTTGATAATTTATCATAAATATCTTTAATTTTATCTATACTTATTACATCTGTATTATATCCTGTTTGGTCTTTTAAATTCGTGTTATAATCTTCTAATATTTTACTATAATTTTCATAAAGGGTCTTTAATTTTTTAGGTGCTTTATCACCACTAATAACACAATTAAGAATTGAAGCAACTGAAATAATATAACTGCGTTTTGTATTAGGTTTTAAATCTTTAATTTTTTCATTAATCTTATCAATATCATAAAGAAAGTTTAAATTTTTAATTGGTTTATTATCATTAAGAATAGTCAATTTAGTCTTATAAAGGTCTAACGAAGATTTACTTATATTTTTACATTTAAATATATTTTCTAAATCCATTATAAAAATCTATTATAAATATTAATAAGATTTTTATTTTCTCCATTATTATTATAATGATTAAACGGCAAAAAGACTATATTAAATCTGTTAATGCTCTTTCATTGGGTTCTATTATGAAAGAAGTATATAAAATAGAGAATATTAATAATAAACCAATTGAACCTCCTAAAAGTATATTAGAACTTATGAATATACCTCTAATAAAAACTTAAACTTCTTCTTCATAAACCAATGAACCATCTAAAACCAAAGAATTAGGCATTGTTCTCGTCTTACCATATTTTTTTATAATTAATTGTTTATAAGATGATAAATATCCATAATCATTATCATTCTGGAGTGTGTCATATTCTGTTATAATATCATCTAAAATTTTATCTGTTATATCTATTGAATTATTAATACTACTCTCGATTTTATGTGATAATTTTTGATATTTATTATAAAGTATTTTATAAGTTGTTAATCGGTCTTGTAATTTATAATTAGTAGTTAAAGCAATTATTAAAGTATTAGCACCATTTACCGAAATATTTATCCATTTTATAACTTCATTCGGTATTTCGCTACTATTAAGACAGGTTAAAATAGCACTTCCAACAATTGTTGGCAGCATTACAACCATAGATATTTTATTATAATATTCATAATGATAATTACATAAAATAGAACTTATAAAACATTTATCCAAATAACTTTTTAAAGTTAAATATTTTAGATTTTTATTTTCTTCTTCCATTATATATAATAAATGGATAATAAAAAAAACTTTGGTTCTCTTCTTATTTATGATTGTAAAAATTGTAAAGGTGAAATAAATGATAAGAAAATTTTATCTTCTTTTCTTGATAATCTCGTTGAGGGTATTATGGATATGAAAATAATTAATAAAACTTTTGAATGGTTTGATGATAATTCATATAATAGACAGCGTAATTTGGTAGGTTATAGCATAACTGCCATTATTAGTCTAAGTTCAATAACTATTCATATATGTTCTCAATTAAAAACAGCTTATATTGATATATTCACCTGTTGTAATATAGATGATAATGATAAAAATAAAATTTTAGATTTAATTAAAAAAGTCTTTAAACCTGATTTAATTAAAGGTAAATTTATTGAAAGAGGTTCAAATATGGGTTAATCTATTAAATCTAATTTTAATCTTATTTCTCCTATTGTTTCCACTAATGTTTCAATATAATAATAAAATTCATTTATTTTATCTCCTTCTTCATCTGTTATAAATTCAGGTTTTTGATTTAATAATTTTTTAAATATTTTTCTTAAATCTTTATCTAAATGGTCGTTATAATTATCATATAATTCTTTTAGGTCTATTTGTAAGTTTTCATCATAATCTATTTTATACATCTTTAATATATTTAAGAGGTTTTATTTTTTTAAATTTATCCTTAAAAGTAGTATATATTATTAGCATCTGTTTTTGTATCCATTCATTCATATCTTCAATAGATACATCTATATCCTCATCATCTTTTAATAATTTTCTAAATTTTGGTAATCCTATATATTTTTTAATACTATTAATATATACTAAACCATTAGTGAAAAAATGATGATTAAATAATACATCTTTACAATCTTTACTATCTAAATAATCATTTATTTTTTTCATTATTTTTTTATAATTTTTCTTAAAACAATACTGACTTTTATCCATATATTGAGTTAAATCTGTATCCTCTTTAAAATAGTTATTACCATAATTATTTAATAGTTCTTCTCCTTTTAATATATCTTTACAACATACAGCATAAAATATATATATTGGATTTTCTAAATTAGGTATATCAATCACTATATGATGATAATTTATATTAGGTTCTTTGCTATGATTTAATTTAACAAAATCTATTGGTAAAGAGTAATATATTTTATTACTATTGTTATTTGTAGTTCTAAAACAATTTTTTTCAATTTTTTCTGCTATAGCATTTATATATTCTTCATCAATATTACCATTAATAATATCATCAATATTATAAACCTTTTTACGAGGATATAATTGATTAAATAAATCTTCATTATATAAAATATTTAATACTAATGTATTATAATTATCTTCTAAATTAGTTGTTGTTGCTGCGTGTTCTATTAAAATTAAATCTCCTTCAAATATATCGTCCGTTGCTTTAACATATCTATTATCATTTTCTTTATCCCATTCAAATGAAAATTTAGGGCTTTTATATATTGTATGTGTAGGATTTAAAATACTCATTATAATTTATATTTAGATTTTTATTTTATTAAATAAAAGATTTGTTTATTTAAAGGAAAAAAAAGGGATTAAATAAAAATATTTGTTTATTTAAGGAAAAGGATATAAGGATAAGAATTAAATTAAAAGCATTTTTTTAAAATTATTTTGCTTCTAATTTTAGGGGGGTGGAGGGGGTAATTAATGAACCTTAACAAATGTTTTATAAAAATGAATAAAACTTTAAAAAAATGATTGAAATAATTATTGTTGTTGTTCTTCTGGTTTCTTCTCATAAACTCCTATTTTTCTAATATTACTAAACCCACCTTTTTTAACTGATTTAATAGATAATTTATCATTATAAATACCTATTTTTAATCTGTTTAATGCTTTGCCAATTTCTACTCCTGAAACATCTTTAAACATATCTAACATACATACATCCTCTTTAATTGTTGCCGTGTGTAATTTATCATCTTTATTATTGGTTGTTTCGTAATTTGCTAATAAATAATCATTTAATGTCATTACCTCATCTTCTTTCTCCATTTGTTTATTATTAATTATACTCTGTGGTGGTGATTTCTTTGATTTATCAAAATTATTAATAATATACCAAATATAAGCATCAATAATTCTATCTTCTAAAATAAATTCTTTAATACTATCATCAGCTATTTTATAATATTCAATATTTTTATATTTTTGTTCTTTTTCTTCGGCACTAATAAATTTAGATTGATAATCAAATTTTATTAAAGTCTCTAAACAATCAATGCTGTTTTTAGTTGGTTGAGGTAATTTATTACAATTAATAAACATAGTGAATTGAGGTGTAAATATTTGTAGATTACTATATAATTTTCTTGCCTCCATTTCATCACCTCCTGACGCTAATGACTTAATAAAATTACCATTTAATTCAGCACTTTCATTAATTTCATTTGAAATAATAATTCTACATTCTTTTTTATCAACTACCCACGATAAAGCGGTCTCGCTTGATTGGTTGCCGTGTTTATTATGAATTAGGCATTTAGCGTCAAAAGTAGATACAAAACATTTAAAAGCACTTCTTAATAATTTTGTTTCTACTCCTTTGCCTGTGTTTCTTTCTCCAACATATGCGAACCATCTTTTATCAGTATAATAACCAGCTAATGCTCTCGCCTTTGTGTATGCGTTAAATTTTCTTTCTTCTTCATTAGGATAAATAGGGGTCAAAACTCTATTAATTAATTCGTCATAATCTTCTTTAATAAATTCGTGAGGAAAATCTCTATTAATAAATTGAGTAAAACATATATCCAATTCATCATAATTATAAGTCTTTTTATCTTTGAACGAATAAATACAATCTTTGAAGGGTAAATATCCAACAGACTTATCCATATTTTTATTAATAAATTCATTATCAACCTTAAAACCAGTTTTATAAATTAGTTCTTTACAATTATTAATATGACTTTTAAATCCTGAATATCGTTTAGTATTATCTCCCATTTGAATTTGTAAATTACAATTAATAATATCATTCATAACAACTCTTTCAACATCATCTTTTAGATTAGTCCAAATATTACCATCTCTAACATATTTATTAGAATTACAACAAATATATTTATCACCATAAATTTTAATAACATAATCTCGTGCCTCAATGTCATCATTAATAATATTATCTTCTTTATTCATTTCTTCAAAATTTTCAGGTAGTTCTAAACATTCGTCAAATTCTTTAATTAAAATATCTAATTTAAAACCAGTCTTTTTATAAATTTCTTCACTCGTTTCAGTAAAGAATTTATCAGTAAATAAATTTCTATTATTTTCATTGTCTAATGCTTGAAGACCATCAAAAATAAGTGATGATACCTTATAAATTTTATTGTCTCTATGGTAATCAAAACATTTATTATTATCTAAAATAACATATAATTCTCTTAAACATTCATTTTCAATATAACATAGAATTCTATTTAATAGTGATGCTTCGGCATTATCATAATATTTTGTTTTGAGTTCTTCTTTTCGTTCTTTTACTTCTTGAAATAAATCATTAAATTCTTTCTTACCTGATATAGTTGAATGAATTCTTTTAAACTCATCTAAAATTTTATTCCAATTCTTAACCTCATAATGTTGTTTAGAACCATTTAATGCCCTAATAATCATTAGTTTAGCTTCACCTTTATCAATTTTAAGAGTATCAATAAAATCTTTTAAAATTTCATCTCTATTATTGATATACATATCTAAATAAGGTGTCTTAATCTTGTATAATTCGCATAATTGTTTTAAAATAGTTGGATGAGCGTTTTTAAAATCTAAATCAATATACAATCCTTTACAGATAGTATGGCGAATTTTACGAGGTAATGATTGAATACCTAATGAAGAATTACAGAAATAACGACCTATTTTAGTTTCATATACATCGCATTTTCTATAATTTACAGCGATAATATCATCTTTCTTATAAATATTATAATATTTAGTAAGTAGCGTTTTAGGTCTATAATTCCCCTTTAATTCGTCAGGGGATATTATATCTTTTTCAATCTGTTTCCAGTTATTAATAATATAGGCTAATATGCTTTTATTACTTATTTCATATAATTTAGATGTTCCAAACTCTTTTTTAAAATTATTAGTAATTCTTATTTTTAGCATTCTATTATTAAATAACATTTTTTTTCTTGAATAAATAAACGCCTTATTTCTTTAAGTCCATTTATTTCTTGAATAAAGCGAAGTTTTAATTATTTTTGCTTTTAAACTTTGGGGGGGGTGGGGGGGGTAAATGCCATAGGTTCAGGACTTCTTTATAATTTGTATAAAACTTTTAAATTTTACTTATAAATACAATATATGCTTTATTCAGGTAATAAACAATAGTTATTTAGAACATCTATGAAAGGTAGGTTCATTTTACCCCCACTATAAATAAATATATATATATTATCTTATTTTATTGTCCTACTTAATTGAACCTACCTTTCATAGATGATTTTATTAATTATAAACCTTTCTTGAATAGTATTTATAAGCGATATAGAGAATTAAAAGTAAAATTTAAAAGTTTTATACAAATTATAAAGAAGTCCTGAACCTATGGCATTTACCCCCCCCACCCCCCCCCAAAGTTTAAAAGCAAAAATAAATAAAAATATGCTTTTAAACTTTCCTTAAATAATAAAATCCCTTAAATAATAAAATTCCTTAAATAATAAAATCCCTTAAATAATAAATGATAGTATTGTTATATTATATTTTTTTTACTACAAATATAATTAATAAAAATAATAGAAATATACAATTAAAATTAGAAGAAAATAATAAAAATATTATATTAAAATTAGATGAGAATAATAATAATATTCAAATAAAATTAGATGAGAATAATAATAATAATAAAGTAATATTTGATGAGTTAAATTTTAGATTAGATAAATTAATTTTCTTAAATAATAAAAACCCTTAAATAACTTTTGATTGACCTAATTTATTTTTTCTATATTCATATTGATAAGATTTAATTTTATCTTTATTTTTTTCTCTATAATTTTTATAATAATTATACTTATTTTCAGGTGATTTATTGTATTGTTTTATTTGGTCTTTTGTCTTTCCTGATTTCCTTAAATAAACAGAACTTATAATATCTTTATTATCATTATAATATTCTTTATCATTTCTACCAGCGATAAAACAATTAATAACATTATAATTAATATCTTTCTTGAAAGTTTTTATATATTCACCCTCTTTTCTTCGTAGTTCATTAATATCATTAGTATCAATATTATCAACCTCTCTAATTTTTAGGTCATCCCATTTAATACCATTATCATTATTAATATATTTATATAATGATGTGGTTTTATTATAACGATGGCTATATAATCGTTTATTAATATTTTTTATACAACTACCGATATAAATATAATTATTAAGGTCATTATAAATTAAATAAATAAATCCTATCATCTTTTAATATATGGATAGATTTTTTTTTCTTGAATTAAAAACGCATAAAAATAAATTAAGATAATTCTTTTGATTGCTTTCGCTTTAAGGCTAAATTTTCTTTATTCTTTTGATAATATTCTTTAGCTCTTTTAATTTTATCTTCTCTAAAAGTCTCATCATTTTTATATCTATTATTTTCTATTTCTCTATATTTTGTTCTTTCCTTTTCTCTGTATTCAGGATTAGCATTTCTATAAGTAGTAGCGAAAGAAGGCATTATTATCTAATTAAACGATATATTTTAATTTCTTGAATAATCTTTATATATAATAATTGTTAATTTAATAAAGATTTTAATAAATCTATATCATAATTAGAATATTTATTTTTGAGTTTCTTATGTTTTAATATATATTTAATAAGTTTCTTTATATCATCTTTATCTAATCTGTCTATTCCTTTACCTAATAATAAATCTTGATTTAATCGGTCTAAAACATTAACTTTATGTTCTGCGTATAAATTATTTGTTTCACTGGGTATAACTATATCATTAGCATCTTTTTGAAATGGTTGAAGGACACTGACAATATCTTTTGTTGTTCTAATGTCTATTTGTTTATCTTTATTTTTACTCTTTTTAAATAGGTCGGTTGGTGTGGTTGGTTTATTTAGTGTAATAACATTTTTGACCTGTGGGTCATTTCCTATTTCTTCAGCTACTCTCGCACCTAACGAATGACCGACCACATCAATAGGACTATCTTTATATTTATTTTTAACTTTATTTAAAATGTCTTTAGCTTCATCAAATCTATTATCCTTATATCCAAAAGCCAATTTAATATCACTTAAAATATCTTTATAATCGCTTGTGCCTCTATTAGCAATTACAACCTCATTATTATCAGTTTTATAAACTTTAGTTTTATTAGTGGATAAATCAGTATCTAATATATATTTATTATCTATATTTTTATCATCATTATCTGTATTTTTATAAGATTGATTTAATAAGGTTTTTAAATGTTTCATTAAAATCGCACCACCTTCCAAATCATCATTATTTTTATCTAATTCAAAAATAATTCTCATTAGTTTCTTATTATATAATAATACTAAATAATTTTAAGCTGGTTCAGCATTATAAATTTTTATAAATATACGCCAAATATCTCTAAAATTATACCAATTATCTAACATTTCACCAAAATTATTACATATAGTTTCAACATCAACATAACCTGTAGGTTTTCCAACACTTCTATTTAATCTATCATTTGAAGCTGGTGTTCTTCTAACATATCTTTCTTTTGCTCCATAAAAATTTAATCTTAAAACTTGTGAAGAAACAACACCAGACCATCTACGAGCAGTATCACCTAAAAATTTAGTAATCCATTTTTTAAAATAATTATAAAGTTTATCAATATCTGCTCTTTGTATTTTATTAATAGTAGAAGGATTTTTAATAATTGAACTTAATTTATCTATCATTTCAATTAAATTAGAATTAATAATATTAGTTTTATCTATTATTTCAGCAGAAATATTAGCATCTTCTTTAATTAAAGTTGTATTACCAGGAGCACCAGTATCATTAACATTTACAGGTTTAGTTATTCTATTACCTATTTCAACTAATAAATTATATGATTTATCCCATAATTTATAAATTTCTTTAATATTATTAATTGTTGAAGAAGTATCGCCAGTATCTTTAAAAGTAGTTTCATTAATATATTTATCAGCATTATCAATAGTTTTATCTGTTTTCATATCTCTAATCATTCGTTTTTTTGCGAATGTCAAATAATCCATTCCAACGAGGTCATCAACATCTAAATTATAATGTGGTATTGTAGGCATTATTATTATTATAATTATAACTAATAAAATAAAAATTGAATATATTAATATAGATTGTTCTTCTTTACATATTTTGAAGCATCTATCATCTTTAATCCCATATCTGCCATTACCTTTTTAACTATTTCAGCTCGTTTTTTAGTTCCAGCACTTGCTTTTCGTTTCCCTCCTTCTAATGATGGTAATGATTTAGATTTTGGCATTCTTTTAGGTTTTGATATTTTAGCATCCATTTTAGCCTGTTTAGCATCCATTTTAGCCTGTTTAGCATCTATTTTTGCCTGTTTCTTTGCTTCTCGTTCTGCTTTCTTTGCCATTTTAGCGTCTAATCTGGCTTGTTTAACTTCTGGAGATAATCTTTTAGCACCAGCAGAATAAACACCAACACCAGCAGTTTTAGCTCCTCCTGCTTTTCTACCTCGTTTAAGTCCTACACCTGAAACACCTCGAACACCTTCTCTCACTGCTTTAGCAGCTACAGCACCCATTGGGCCACCTACAACAGCACCTAATGCGGGCGCTCCAACATCTAAAATAGCACTTCCAATCGGTTTAAAAAACTTACCAATATCACCCCATATATCACCTCCTTTCATAGTTGAATTATGTAATCTTTGGTAATAAAGAGGATTAGTTCTTTCTTTATCTAATCGCTGTAATTCGCTCATATTTAAAAATGGATAATTAGGACTATTGCCATTATTAATAGTTCTATTTCCTATTTGTTGAAGGTCTTGAATATACATATTTTTATTATCAGTAGAACGCATAATTGAACCACCTTTTAAATCATTTTTAGTATTTGTTAATTTGCTTCTATTTGCGAGAGCATAATTAAGATGATTTAAATTATTAGCCAAATTTTTATTATAATCATTAGCATATAAACTCATTATAATCTATTTATAATATATATTAATATAAAAAAAAATTAATTCTTTAAAAGACTATCCAATTTAGAATATACAGGCTTATCATCTTCATTATCTATTACACCACCACCAACCAAACGATTATAAGATGCTGAAGGTATTCCTTCCTGTTTTACTGATGAATTAACAACTAATTCTTTTGTTAATAATCCTGTGTAAATATCAGTTTCTCCATCTTGATTAACCATTATACCGCTATTTGCTGTTATAAAAACTAATTCAGGGATAAAATTATCAGTAGTATTATTAATAACATCAACTTTAAATTGAATATTATAAGAACCAACCGAGCCATTAGATAAATAATATGGCAGTGATAAATCACGACTTGGATTAATAATTATTAAACTTCCAGAAGTAGAATATAAATATTGTGTTAATGCTGTATTTGCTATATTTCCATTTGCTTTACCAGCATATCCCCAAAATTCCAACCAACTTTGCTGACTACCATTTATTTTTGAAATTCTATATAAATCCTGTGTTGATGCTGATGATAATAGACCTGATGAATTATTAAAATTAAGAGAAATATTTCTAATAGGTAAAAATGAATTAGTATGTCTTATAGTTGTTGAAGACATAGGACGCCTAACACATATTATAAATAGGTCTGGTATTTGATTAATTTGAAAATTTTGACTTATAATTGTTTTAGTATTACCAGCAATAATAGTATCACTATCACTACTAACAAAAACAGGATAATCAATATATGAAACTATATTTCTTTTTTTTATTTTGTCTGTCTCTTGAATATTTAAAAAATTAAATAATAAAGACGCATTCGTTATAGGGTCAGTATCTGCGAAACTAATTGAAATATTATTAGTTATTGGGGCATTAGTTGAAAAAAATCTTTTTAATGAAGGGTCTAAATTCATAACAATATTTATAGTTGTAATGCCTGTTAATGCTTGATTATTAAAATCACTTTTACCGCTAAATACTTGAAATGGACTAATTATTAAGGGTTCGCAAAATTCACTTTCTAAAAATATATCCCAATTATCAGTTAATGCTGTTGATTTTAATGAATTATCCTTAAAAACACCAGCTATATAATGATTTACTAAAATAGATTTAAGGGGATGAGAACCTCTTGGGACTAACATATTATCAAATCCACTCGCTTTATAATCTCCAGTAATGTCTGCTTTACTACCAATAGCATCACTATATTTATTAAAATACATATCAGGGAGAGTAGGAGTAAAACCATTAAATTTTTGTAAATCTCTTGGTTCTATTAATTTTAATAGTTGTTGTAATACATCCTGCGAATTAATACTAAAAGAAGTATTATTTATTGAAGCTGTCATTGTTTTAATTGAAGAATTGATTGGAAATGCTTGAAAACATTCACCATTAGAATAATTAAGAGCAGAAGAATTAATTGCCACATTACTAACAGAAATTTTTATTTTATAAGTTGCTTTAATCATAATATTTCTATCAATGAGTGTATTTTCACTTGGTATAGGACAATTAAAACAAATTTGATTTGTTGATGTTGATGATGCTGGATATTGTTGAAAAGTAGATTGAGAAGCTCCAGAAAAAACACCATAACCAATAGTATCAACTATATTATCAATTCTACTATCTTTAATTAAAATAGGATTTATAAATTCAGTCATTATTATAAGTTTATTATATTAATAAATGAGAATAAAAATAACATTATTTATTTATTTTTTTATATTTTTTACATTACAAAACTATCTAATTTACGACCAGCCGACATAGCACCTCCTCGCCCATTAGCTTTTTCAATAGCAGATTTAACAATAGGAATATCACGCATATTTGTAGAAATCATATCACTCAAAGCACCACCAATAAGGCGATTATTACTTAATGAAGAAACCGGAGATTGTTGAGATGCTACATCTAAAACCATTTGTTTAGTTAATAGACCAGTATAAATAGCACTTGAACCAGCAATAGTAGAAAATACACCAGAATTACAACAAATAACAATTATTTCTGGTGTAATATCTACAGATGAATAATTTGTAGCACTAACATTCATTTGTAGGTTAAATTGACCGATAGACCCATTAGAAAGGTAAGATGGTAATGATAAATCTTTTGATGGATTAATAGCGAGAACAGAACCAGCAGAGAGACGGAACAAATTATTTATATCCATAACAGCAGCATCATTAGCAGAAGTATATGAATTTACACGCCCAGACCATTCTAACCAACTTTGTTGAACACCATTATCACGAGACATTTCATATAGTTGCTGTTGTGTTGCTGATGAAAGAAGACCAGACGCATTATTAAAATTAACAGAAACAGAAGTTATAGGGAAAAATGTTGTAGGGTCAAGACCTGTTTGATTTGCTACTGGTTTGCGAAGAGCAACAAGAATTAAATCTGGTATTTGATTGAGTTGAATATTTTGTGTAGGGATAGAAGGGGTATTACCGCCATTTTTATTTAGCTGTTGAGAATTCGCAACACCTGTAATATAACGAGGATAATCCATAAAAGGAACAACATTTTTAGCTTTTATAAGGTCTGTTGGTTGAGATGTAAGGAAATTAATCAATAATTTCGCATTAGATATTGAATTAAGAGTTAGAGAATATGTTCCAGGATATGAAGGAGAAACTCCAACAGCGTGAGACCAAAAGCGTTTAAGAGTAGTATCAATATTTAAATTAAGATTTAAAGTATTAATACCAACTAATCCTTGTCCGTTGTCATATTTACCACCGAATATAAAAGGTGAAATGAAAAGAGGTTCAGTAAAATCAGCAGTCATTTTTACAGATATTACATCATTAGCAGTTCCAACTTTTAGCGTATCTTTAGTTGCTGCTGTAGGATTAGAAATAGCAATTGATTTAAGAGGGAAAGCACCACGAGGAAGAACAACTCCTTCTTGTGAAGCTGTATGAATAGAACCGAGAGGATTAACATTTTCACTAACACCATTAGCACCAATATTTTCAGCATAATAAGTTCCATTAAGGTCAAAACCAAATGTATCAACGAGACAGGGTGTAAGACCTTGATATTTTTGTAATTCTCGTTGAGGGATTAATTTTAATAGTATAGGTAAAACATCTTGAGAATTAATAGATACAGAAG